ACCAATGGCAAAGCCACCCGCTCAAGCTACGTTTAACAATCAACCTAACACAAACTATAATACAACCCCGATTAGCAATATACCCACTCAACCCTCTACTCAACCCACTGTTGCAACTCAAACACCGAATGTAAGTTACAATTCAACTACAGTAGGTAAACCTGCAATGACATTACCTAGCTATAGTATGAACCTTAATCCTAGTACTCAAGCAAATACAACTACTACAACACAAAATAAACCTAGTGTGTTGAAACCCGGAGTATATAGACAACAGGCACAATCGCAATATAAAGCTCAACCGCAGAACTATAAAACAACTGTAGATCAAAGAAACGCTGCTGCACGTGCTAAAGCTAAAGCCGCACAAATTGATCGTGATCGTGCTAGATTGGCATCTGGATCAAACGAATAATGAGCGACTTTAGAGAATTAGTAGACAAACTAGAAAGTTTGAATACACCTATCATCAAAGAAGATAAAGGTCATTTAGATCACCCAGAAGACAGTATCTTTATTGGTGGTAGCAATTATGCAGAAAAAGCAGTCAATGCGATTGTAGCAACAGTTCAAAATCCAAACATTGTTACTATCAAGTGGGATGGATATCCTGCATTGATATTTGGTCGTGGTCCTAACGGCAAATTCGCAGTCATGGACAAACATATGTTCAATAAAAAGGATGGTGTAGGGCGTATTGCTTATAGTCCAGAATTATTTCGTAAGTATGACTTAGAGCGTGGGGTGGATCGTAGCCAACTACATCAAATTGTAAATGATATATGGCAAGGTCTTAGTAGTGAAGATCAGGGTGCAGGATATTATTGGGGAGATTTACTATTCAGTCAACCTTTACAAGAAGAAAATGGATTATATAAATTCCGTGCTAATCCAAATGGTATCACATATACTGTAGATTCTGACAGTGAAGTAGGTAAATTGATGAAGGGTAAGATTGCTGGAATAGCAGTACATCAGTATATTAAACCAACCGCACTAACAACAGATGAGGCAACTAGCTTGAATGGAAGTATAGGACAATTAAAGAACAATAGTAATGTAGCAATTGTTCCTAGCAAAATGCCTATAGCTCCTAAACTAAAATACAGCGAACAACAAAAGAATAAATCATTGCAATTGATATCACAGTATGGACCTGCGGTAGATCAATTACTAGTTGCACCAGCCGGATGTAAAAGTTTCTTAAACAGTAATCTATTCACTAGTTTTATCAATCAAAAAGTTAGACAGGGTAACTTTCAAAATCTATTAAAAGATTTTATGGCTTTTGCTAGTAGTAAGCAAATCACAGAGAATGTAAGAGCAAAGATGTTTGGATATGTTGATCCAAACACTAAAAAGAAAGTTCCTGGACATTTTGAAGTTAACAAACAGGGATTGATAGGTGCTTTCATGATATGGAGTGCCATCTATAATCTAAAAGGTCCAGTCGTAAAACAACTAGACAAAGCAAGTAAGAGTAGCCCAGTCAAAGGTTACTTACAAGACGGCACACAAACTCAAGAGGGTTATGTAGCGAATGGGTTCAAGTTTGTGGATCGTATGGGCTTTAGCCGTCAAAATCTGTTAGGACGTTGACCAAAACCAACATTTTTTTCTGCCAAGCATAAATAATAGTATGAGTATCTATATGAGACTCAAACACTTAAAGGAAATTTATCATGGCATACACAACAAGAACACACGGTGATTCACTACCAGTATTTGCATTAGACGAACAAGTAGGTTACGCACCAGCAGGTAACCCAGGCGCACTAACAGGATACGGACATCCAGTTAATCCAGCAGGTCCAGCACTAGACTTTTTCAAAGTTTTAGTTAAAGACGGTGGGACTTCAGCAGTTGCATTGACAGGTGAAGAAGGTACATTGGGTGCAGTAGAAGCTATTCTACGCACAGTTGAGCAATTGGCTACAGTTCACATGTATCAAATTGATTCTACAAACCAAATCAGTTTAGCAGTTTATCCAGCAAGTGCTTGGACAACTACTACATTAGCAACAGCTATTACAGGATTAGGTTCTTCAGTTGGCGCAGGTCCAGTTGACGTATCTGGTACAACAGTTGCTACAGCTGGTTTCAAATTAGCTTAATAGTTTAACTTAAACTACAAAGAGCCCAAGAATTCTTGGGCTTTTTTTTCCTTTATAAATACTGTATGAGTTATAAAATTCGTTGCTATACATTATTTGACATTACAAAGACTGGGATTCTTAATAGAAAACCGCCCATTAATGGGTCACTAGAAAAGACTCATGAATGGGAAAGACGTAGAAATACACAAGCAAACTTTGATACTATATTACAAGTTATCTCATTGAGAAGTCAGCCAGAAAATATATCAGAAACAAAAGTCATTGATATATATTTCAAAGAGTTTGGTAACTTTGGGTTCATTTATGATATTGAAGAAAATGTACAACATACATGGACATTTGAATTTACTATTAGCCATAGTAGTGTATTTAATGATGGTATAGACGATTTAGGTAACTTATTCAATGATTGCCATAATGTTCCTATGATTAAAGTAAACAATGAGTTTAGTAAATTATCTGAATATCTAGACACAACTCCGGAACTTAAAAACATACATTTTGAGGTAATAAATGATGAATGAAAAATACATGTTCAAAATATTAAAAAGATTACTTGATAAGAAAGAAATTTCTTTTATATCAGAACATATCGTTATCCCTACAGAAAATGATACTTACCAGATGTATGGGACACACAAAATTATAAAAGTCAATGGTGAGTATATAGTTACTAAAAATCATACACATACTATAGAAAAATTTAATAATTTGAGAAATGCAATAATATGGGTTACACTAGAGAAATCAAATAATATTGTAAGTGCTAAAAAGATTGTTGAGTTGGATACGCAGTACACTGGAAATTTAGTACAGATAGAACAACAGAAAAGACTGTTAAAATCTAAGAATATAGACTTGCAATCACTGGCCATGGCTAAAATGCAAGAACAAATCTATAAAAACACGAAAATAATCAGAGAATTAGATTATTATGCAGGTATTAGTAAGAATTGGCAGAACAAACGATTTGCTCAATTAATAAAATCTTAGCATCAATGATAAATATATAATACATCTTTGGGAAAGCCATATGAAACTAACAGAATTTAATAACAAACCAACAACAGTTGCTACTAAGGCACTGAAAGAACATTTTAACACTAGTGTTAATTTTGATAAACTAGACCTACATACCACAAATAGTATGCTATATAAAGTAAAAGGTTTACTCAGCGAAATGAAAACAAGTGATAAAGTAGCTCAATCAGAGCAAAATCCAACATACTTGAAACTAACATTTATGGAGCAAGCATTAAGTCATCGTTATGGTGAATTAAAGACACTTCCAATGTACAATCCTAAAATAGTATTAGAGAATGAAGAAGTTGAAAAGTCACAAGTTGTATTAGCAGCTAATGAAATGGTTGATGAACTACAAAAAATGATTGAGACTGTAAGTGATATGCTTGTTAAAGAATTACCAGCAGTAGTAGATGGTATCAATAGCGAAATTGGTACTAACGAAGGCGAACAGTTCAATAGTCAGGTTACTGAAGCATTAAGTTCATTACAAGCTACATTAACACAAAGTAAAACAGGACTACAAGGTGCATTAGGAACAATCACTGGTCAAGGCGGTGGATTTGGTGATGAGATGGGCGGTGCAGAAGAAGCTCCTGAAATGGGCGGAGAAGAAATGGGTTTAGGAGATGAAGAAGGTATGGACATGTCTGGTGAAGAGCCAGAGTCTGAACCAGACTTACCTGAACTACCAGAAAAAAATCCAAAACCTAATTTAGGTAGAAGCACTCGCTAATGAGACTTTTTGAATTTGACAATGCCGATCCATTACGTGTCAAACTAACGGCGGTAGCAAGTCAATTAGAATCAGAACATAAAGATAGCGGTGAGCCATTATCATTAGATACCTTTCTTAGAATTTTAAGAAAGAATGGAGTATCAATTGATGAATCAGATATCTATGATATCATCAAAAAAGAACCATTGGTAAATATTATTGATAGCATTGAGAATCATACAGTCATTTTCAAAGGTGAGCATGTTGACAATGAACCGCAAGGCCCAGATGAAAATCAAAAAATTATTCAGCAAATGGCTGGTAAACAATTAGCAAGCCAAAAAGCTTGAATATATAATACAAATGTTGTACAATAGACAAATGTACAACCCAAACAAATACAACTACGTAGCAATAAAACGTGAAACTATAGATGGCATACGCAAGTATGCTACACCAGATGGTGAAAAACTTCCCAGTGTAACAACTATTCTAGATGCAACTAAGTCAGAAGAAAGTAAGCAAGCATTACAAAACTGGCGTAAAAGAGTAGGTGTTGCCAATGCACAAGCAATTACAACTGAGGCTGCAGGACGAGGAACTCGTATGCACAAGTTCATTGAAGATTATATCAAGACTGGTATATTAACCGAGTCCGGAACCAATCCATATAGTGTACAAGCAAGGCAAATGGCAGAGAATGTCATCAATCAAGGATTAGTCAACTGTAATGAATATTGGGGAGTTGAAGTCCCTTTATATTATCCTAAGGTCTATGCAGGAACAACTGACTTGTGCGGAGTGCATAATGTTGATGAAGCTATCATGGATCACAAACAAACCAATAAACCTACAAAGCGTGAATGGATTGAAGATTACTTTGTTCAATT